TTTTTTTATAACTGAAGGTGGAACTAAATATGCTTTAAAATATATTACACCTGCACAAATGGATCAAATAAAAGGAAGTTCTACTTCTGGTATGCCAGGTAGTTATACAATACTTGGTGATAATTTTAGATTTGCACCTATACCATCTGCTGCATATACAGGAACATTAAATTATTATGCTAAATTTCCAGCACTATCAGATTCAAATACTTCAAATTATATTTTAACACATCATCCAGCTATATATTTATATGGTTCACTTTATCATGCTGCTAATTTTTTAGGTGGTGTTGATCCACAAAGACTTCAACAATGGCAACAAATGTATTCAACAGCTCTTGAAAGACTTGATAGAAATGACAGAGAAGATCAATATGGTAATGCACCTTTACAACAAAGAGGTGATGTTACTGTAGCTGGTTCATTTAATGACAGATTTGTTGCAGTAACAAATAATAACCAATAGGAGAATAATGCAAATACCTTTTGGAGAATGGCTACCTGACCAACCAGAATATTTAAATCCTGGTGCAACGACAGCTAATAATGTTTATTTTGCAGCTCAATCATATAAAAGATTTCCTTCATTAGTTTCTTATTCATCTAATAATATTACATCCAATAGTAGAGGTGCAGGTTCTTTTAGAGATAATTCAAATAATGTTTTTAACTTTGTTGCAAATAATACAGATATTTTTCAATTAGATGGTGGTACATTTACATCAAGAAAATCTAGTCTAACAGGAGCTGATACAGATTATTTTACATTTACACAATTTGGTCAAAACATTGTTGCTAGTAATGGAAAAGATGCAGCTCAATATTATGAAATGGGTACATCAACTAATTTTGCAAATTTATCTACTATAGGCACAAGTGGTACAGTTCCTGTATTTAAAGTTTCAGGTGTAGTTAGAGATTTTTTTGTAACAGGTAATCACACAAATAATTCAAATCGTATTCAATGGTCAGGTATTAATGATTTAACAACTTGGCAACCAGGTACAAAACAATCAGACTTGCAAGACTTACCAGGTTCAGGTGGACAAATTACTCACATAACATCAGGAGAGATTGGTTATGTCTTTAGGCAAAATCAAATAATTCGTATGGACTATGTTGGTGGTTCAACAGTATTTAGATTATCAGTAATATCACCTAATAGAGGTGCAGTTTTAGGTAGAACTGTTTGTCAAGATAATCGTAGAGTATTTTTTTATGCAGACGATGGTTTCTTTGAAATTAATGGCGATCAAGTAATTTCTATTGGTGCAGAAAAAGTAAATAGATTTTTTGATGTAGATTTAAACAAAGCATTTAGTGATAGAATTTGTGCAGCAGTTGATCCATTTAATCAACTTGCTATGTGGTTATATCCATCAGCTTCTAATACTGCCAATACAACTGGTATATGTGATAAAGTAATTATTTATAATTATGCTACACAAAAATGGTCAACAGCAGATACAAATGCTAGTACAATATTTTCACAGTTTGTAGGTGCTTATACTGTAGAATTAATGGATATTATTTCTGAAAACCTAGATGCTATCAATATTGCATTAGATACAGATTTTTGGAATGGTGGTCAGTTATATTTAGGTGCTATAGATAGTGATTTTAAAGCTGCTATATTTTCAGGTACAGAAAATGAAGGAACTATAGAAACCAGAGAATTAGAGTTGTTTCCAGGACATAGAAGTAGTATAACAAATGTTAGACCAATTGTTGATGCTACATCTACTGTTACTATTAAAAGCAGAGAAAGATTAGCAGATACAGCTACAGAATCTTCATCATCTACTATGGTTACAAGTGGTGATAATCCAGTAAGACAATCTGGTAGATATTTTAAAATTAAAATAACAACACCTACTGGTTCAGTTTGGACTAATGCACAAGGAGTTGATATAAATGCAACAAGAATTGGATTGAGATGACAGAAAAAACTGATATAGATAATGTTAGATATAGTTTTGAAACTCAAGAGTTCTTTCAAAGACAAATTGAAGAAGCTATTAATACATTAATTAATGATCGTAACAAAGAAAGTAATAAGGCTTTCGCATGGTTTATAGGAGAATAGATGCCAACTAATATAAAAGATTATTCAACAACACAAGCTAGTAACACATCACTAAATGGTATTTCAACAGCAGAAGGAATGTTACCTTCTAATCTAAACAATGCAATTAGAGCATTGATGAAAAATACTAGAGATTGGTTTAATGATGCACAATGGATTGAATATGGTGATGGTGATGGTGCTTACACAGCAGCTTACGCATCAAGTACATCTTTTACTATTGCAGGTGTAGATGTAACTTCAATTTATCATGCAGGTAGAAGAATAAAAATAACTGCATCAACACCAGGAACAATTTTTGGAACTATTGCTAGTTCATCATTTTCAACAAATACAACAGTCAATGTAACTTTTGATAGTGGTTCACTTGCTAATGAAGCAATCACTCATGTTTATATTGGTGCTTTATCAAAAACAAATTCATCTATACCAACAGAAATTATTGGTACAACAAATATAAGTGATAGTGCTATTACAACTGCAAAGATTGCAGCAGATGCTGTTAATGGAACTAAAATTGCAGATGATAGTATAAATTCAGAACACTATGTAGATGGTTCAATAGACACAGCTCATATTGCAGATGCACAAATCACTACTGCTAAAATTACAGATGCAAATGTTACAACAGCTAAAATTGCTGCTGATGCAATAGATGGTACAAAAATAGCTGATGATAGTATTAACTCTGAACATTATGTTGATGGTAGTATAGATACTGCACACATTGCAGACTCTCAAATTACAACTGCAAAAATTGCAGACTCACAAATTACTTCTGCTAAAATAACAGATGGTGCTATTGTTAATGCCGACATTAATGCTAGTGCTGCTATTGATGCTACAAAAATACATGATGGCACAATTTCAAATACAGAGTTTGGTTTTTTAAATGGTGTTAGTTCAAATATTCAAACACAACTAGATGCTAAAGGTGCATCAAATGCAAATTTAAATACTATAGGTGGTTTATCAAATTCAGATGGTAATTTTATAGTTGGTAGTGGTTCAACATGGGTAGCAGAGGCAGGTTCAACTGCTAGAGCATCACTAGGACTAGGAACTATATCAACTCAAGCTGCAAATAGTGTAGCAATATCTGGTGGTACAATTACAGGTCTTGGCGCACCTTCTTCAGGATCAGATGCAGCAACTAAAACTTATGTTGATGATTTGGTTACAGGATTAAAAACAAGAATTATTACAAGAGTAGCAACAACAGCAAATATTAATTTATCAAATGCTTTAGAAAATGGTGATACACTAGATGGTATTACACTTGCTACAGGAAATAAAGTTTTAGTAAAAAGTCAAACAGATGCTACTGAAAATGGTATTTATAATGTTGTAGCTTCAGGTACTGCTACAAGAGATACAGATTATGATACAGTTGCAGAACTAGCAGGACAATTAGTTATTGTTCAAGAAGGTTCAACTAATGCAGATAAAATATTTTTATGTACTACTGATAACTCTGGTTCTATTGGTTCAGTAAATATTGTATTTACAGTTGTTGAACCATCAAATGTTGGAGATGTAACATTAAATGGTGTTCAAACATTAACAAACAAAACTTTAACTTCTCCAGTTATATCAGATATAGTATCTGTATCTAATGGTAATATATCTGTATTACCTAATGGTTCAGGTAAAGTTTTATTAGATGGTAATGGTTCTTCAGGTGGTGTTGCTGTTACAGATGGTTTAGTAGAAATTAAAACAGGAACTGGTAGTGTTGCTAAAGTTAAATTTTATTGTGAGTCATCAAATGCTCATGCTCAAACACTACAAGCAGCTCCACATTCAGCAGCAAGTTCAGCAGTTTTAACATTACCAACTGCTACAGGAACTTTAATTGGAACTGGTGATACAGGAACTTTACCATTAGTAGCTATTGATATTGATGGTGGAAGTGATATAGGTGCAGACTTGACTACATCTGATTTAATTGTAGTAGATGATGGTGCAGGTGGTACTAACAAAAAAGCAGCTTTATCAAGAGTTGTAACATTAATGACTAATCAAGGATTTACTACAGACGATCCAACAGCTTTAGCGATTGCTCTTGGGTAATAAATAGGAGGATATAAATGGCAAATACTTTTAAAGTAAAAACAAATGCAGCAATGCCAAGTTCGGCTGGTACAGCTTTGACTTTATATACAGTTCCTTCTTCAACAACAACTGTTGTTGTTGGACTTACACTTTGTAATGTTCATACATCAGCAGTAACTGCAACAGTAAAGATTGAATCTGATACTTCTGATACTGAAACAAATGAAAATGTTACAGTTGTAAAAGATGCAAGTATTCCAGCAGGTAGTTCTTTAGAACTTTTATCTGGTGGAAAATATGTTTTGCAAACTACAGATGTTGTTAAGATTGACTGTTCAGTTTCGGCTAAAATTGATGCAACATTGTCAATCATGGAGATAACATAGGATGGCTTATATAGGACAAAAACCTGCTAATAAAGCTGTCGTTGCTGACGATTTAGATCCAACAGTTATTACAGGTCAAACAGCTTTAACAGATAAACCAGCAGATACTGATGAATTTTTAATTAGTGATGCAGGTACATTAAAAAGAATAGATGCCAGTTTAGTTGGTGGTGGTGGAATTGATTGGCAATCATCAGTTAAAACTGCAAATTTTACAGCAGCAGCAGGAGAAGGTTATTTTGTAAATACATCAGGTGGTGCTTTTGAAATTGATTTACCAGGATCTCCAAGTGTGGGAGATGAAATAGAATTTGTTGATTTTTCAAGATCATTTGGAACTAACAATCTTACATTAGATCAAGGATCAAATAAATTTCAAAGTTATACATCACCAAAACCTGTTTATGATGTAGATGGTCAAAGCATCAAAATAGTTTATTCAGGTTCAACGCAAGGGTGGATTCCTGTAAAAGATGATAATGTATCCAATGAAACTGCACAAGCTTATTCAGTAGATTTTTTAGTTATTGCTGGAGGAGCTTCTGGTGGATATGATACAGGAGGTGGAGGTGGTGCTGGAGGATATAGAGCATCTTATAATTCAGAAGCATCTGGTGGTGGAGGTAGTTCAGAAAGTTCTTTATCATTAACTGGTGGAACAACTTATACAGTTACAATAGGTGGAGGTGGTTCATCAGCAAGTAGTGGTTCTAATGATGGTAATGATAGTTCAATTTCAGGTACAGGAATTACAACGATAACCTCTGTTGGAGGAGGTGGTGGATTTGGATCGCCTTTTAATCCTTATCTTGGTAGAGATGGTGGTTCTGGTGGTGGTGGTGGTGGACATTCACCAGCTGGTTCTGGTGGTAGTGGAACATCTAATCAGGGATTTGCAGGTGGAAATGGTGCATCTAGTCCTGTAAGGTCTGGAGGTGGTGGTGGAGCTGGAGAAGCTGGAAATACTGATGCTCAATGTTTTGGTGGTGATGGTGTAGCTTCAACAATTACAGGTTCATCTGTTACAAGAGCTGGAGGTGGTGCTGGTGCTGGAGATGGTATTAAAAATGGTGGAGATGGTGGAGGTGGTGGTGCAACTCACCCAACAGGTCATGGTGGAAATGCAACAGTAAATACAGGTTCAGGAGGTGGAGGTGGTGCTTATTCAAATCCAAGAAATGGTGGTTCTGGTGGTTCAGGTGTAATAATATTAAGAATGGCTACATCAAATTATTCAGGGACTACATCAGGAAGTCCTACTGTAACTACATCAGGATCAGATACGATAATAACATTTAACGCATCAGGGAGTTACACAGCATAATGGCACATTTTGCAAAATTAGGAACAGGAAATATTATTGAAAAAGTTATTGTTGTTAGTAATGAAGTTATTAATAATAGTAATGGTATTGAACAAGAACAATTAGGTATTGATTTTATAAATAATTTATATGGAACAAGAGATGTATGGAAACAAACATCTTATAATGGAACATTTAGAAAAAATTTTGCAGGTATAGGTTTTAAATACGATCAAACAAGAGATGCTTTTATTCCACCAAAACCTTTTAATAGTTGGGTTTTAAATGAAGAAACTTGTATGTGGGAATCTCCTGTTAATTATCCTGATGATGATAATAGATATAATTGGAATGAAGAAAATCAAACTTGGGATTTAATAGAATAAATATATAAATTTTGGTGTGAAAAATTTAAAAGATTATATACTTCATTTAGATAATTGGATTCCTAAAAAAATTTTAAATGATACAATAAAAGAATTATCTAAAAATAAAACTTGGCAAAGACATACTTATTCAGATTCAAAAACATTTAAATTAAAATCTAAAAATAAAAATAAAGAACTTGATATTTGTTATGGAAATAATTTAAGTTATTTAAAAGAATTACATCAATTAACCTGGAAAGCACTAGAAAAATATATTGTTATTGAGAAAATTGGTGGAGAAAGTTTTAATGGTTGGAATGGTTTTAATCAAATAAGATTTAATAGATATAGTAAAAATCAAATTATGTCTAAACATTGTGATCATATTCAATCTTTATTTACAGGAGAAAAAAGAGGCATACCAATATTAAGTATTGTTGGAGTCTTGAATAATGATTATCAAGGTGGAGAATTTATTATGTTTGATGATTATGAAATTAAATTTAAAGCTGGAGATTTAATAATATTTCCATCTGTATTTTTATACCCACATTTAGTTAAACCAATTAAAAAAGGAATAAGATATTCTTTTGTATCTTGGTGTTATTAATGAAAAAACCTATTATACAAAATTTATTTCCAATACCTGTTTATACAACACATATTGATAGACCATTTACAAATAATGAATTAAATTTTGTTAATTTACAAAAAAATTTTGTAAATAAAAATGATGGTAATGTTAGTAGTTCTGATAACTATATATTAAATAGAAAAGAATTTAAAAACATAAAGAAATTTTTAGATCAATGTTGCAAAGATTATCTTGAAAAAATTATATGTCCAAAAGAAAATATTAAACTTTATATAACTCAATCTTGGTTAAATTATACAGAAGAAAATCAATATCATCATAGACATGAACACCCAAATTCTGTTATATCTGGTGTATTATATTTTAATTGTGATGAAAAAAATGACAAAATTAAATTTACAAAAACAAATGGTTATCAACAAATATCACCAGAAATAAAGACTTATAACATTTGGAACTCTACATCATGGTGGTTTCCCTTAAAAACTGGTAAATTAATATTATTTCCATCATCAACTACACATCAAGTAGATGTAAAAGAAGGAACAAATACTAGAATTAGTTTAGCTTTTAATACTTTTTATAAAGGTATAATAGGATCAAATAATAATTTAACAGAGTTGATATTATGATAAAAAATGATATAAAAAGATTTGCAAGTGGGTATTCACCACACCACATACTCACTTGCTTATTTAATTATAATATAATAAATAATATAAATCATGGCATATATAGGTAGAGAACCACAAATAGGAAACTTTCAAGTCTGCGATGCAATATCAGTAGTCAATGGTCAAGCTGCATACACTATGCAAGTAGATTCAGTTAATGTATTTCCAGAAACTGCTAATCATATGCTAGTATCTTTAAATGGTGTACTACAAAAACCAGGTAGTTCATTTACAGTATCTGGTTCAACAATTACCTTTGCATCAAATCTAGTTACAGGTGATGTTATAAACTTTATTCATATACTAGGATCAGTTCTTGATCTTGGTGTACCATCTGACAGTACAGTTTCTACTGCTAAGATAGTTGATGATGCAGTAACATCTGCAAAAATAGCAGATGATGCTATTAGTGATGAACATTTAGATCCAACTGCAATTACAGGACAAACTGCCGAAAC